TGCTGTTTGTACAACTGCTGCAACATATTGGTCTGGGTCAACACTATCACCTAGTGCTACAGTTCCTGTACCAGTACCTGCAGTTAAGATGTCATAACCTGCTGCTAAAACTAGTGAGTTAGCAGGAATAGGTAAAACATCAAAGGTGTCACCAGAAGCGTTAGTAGTAGAAGAAAAATCTACTACGTCTGATATTACTCTTGGAATACTAGAACCCCTTTTAGCAGGGATGTTAGTAGAAGTAATATTACTGTTATAATCAGTCATAATATTTTTCCTCCTCTATTAGTCGATTAAAATATGCTCAGCAAGTAGAGCATCAGTTCTTAGTACTTTTCTTCCGAAAACGTGTAAACCACGTACAACGTCAGCAAAAGAATCAGGGTCTCTTACAACTTCAATTTTAGCAATGTGATTTGCTGTTGAAGCAGCAGACATATGACCTGACATTACCTTCTCATAGTTAGATGTAGTAGAAGCAGGTAAGTTATTGCTCATATAAAGCATAAAACCACCAATGTTTCCTTCATACACTTTACCATTTCTTAGTACGCCATTAGCGTCTCCTGAGAAACGAGTGTCAAGTAACTTAGAGTCAGTTTGCTGTAATTGCTCGTAGAAAGCAGGTGAAGCGACAAACCATCTGTTTTCAAATGGAATATCTGCTGCGTTTAGTCTCTTAGAGTGATTTGCCATTAAGTTTAATGGGTCAATCTCAGATGTGCCAAAACCAATATCTTGTCCTGAACCGTCTGTACCAATAGTAGTACCTGCGTTTGAGAACATATTAGATAATACGTTAGCGTCATATGAGTTTTTAAGAGCATATGCACCAGATGAAGTTGCAACACTTTCAAAGTTAATGTGAGAGTGTCTCTCTTCGATGTCGTCTACTTTAAATGCAAACGCACTAGCTTGGTCAACAACCAAAGTGATTTGGTCATCAGCTAAGTCTTGTGGGTTTACGACTGAACCTCTTGTGTAAGACTGTACGCTTACTACAGGTTCTTTGATAATTTTCACAGTGTCGCCAAAATTTTCAATCTCTCCAGCATAATCTGTATTTGTGATATCCTCAACAACAGACGCTCTTCTGAAGAACTTTTGAACTTTTTGACTATATATCTGTGGGATAAAATTATCGTTTGGCAAGTTTCCGTAACCGGAACTTCTTGATACTGCCATGTTATTTACCTCCTAAGGTTATGTTTATATATAGTTAATTAAGCGGTGATTCTTCCTTCTCTTTTAGCAAGGTCAATTTCACTTTCTAACTTATCAAACTCATGAGGTTTAAGTTTAGAGATTTCTTTTAGACTCCAGACTTTCTTTTCTTTCATCTTATTTTCATCTCCTACTCTTGTTTTGGTTACAGCTTTTGCTGCTTCCATTTTAGCTTCCGCACTAGATACTTTTGCTTTTTTAGATAAACCTCTGTCCATCTTATATAAATCAATTGCTCTAGCAGCAAGTTTGGCATTATCAAAATTATTGTATAACCAATTTTTAATCATGCTATCTTGCTCTTCTGCCCACTCATGAAAATCATCTTCAGCTTTGATTTCATAAAAATCAGGATGTAATTTTAATAATTCCACCTCTGCTTTTTCTCTGGCTAAATTTAGTTGAGCATTTTTAATCTCTTCTAACTTAGCTTCAACAGCTTTTGATTTTTCATCAGCTTCCTCATATGCTAATGTTTTCATAACATCATACATTTCAGGATTTTCTTTTCTCCAATCATCTAATTCTTCCTTAGACATTTGGGGAAGGTAGGCTTTTTTGGTTGCTTCCTCGACTTGTTTTTTAAGTCTTAAAAGTTCATCCTTGTGCTTTGAGATAGTTGAATCGTGGTGGCGTTTAAGGTCGTCATAGCGTTTCTTAAATACCTTATCTTCAGCACTTGCAGGGCGTTGTTCTTCAGGAGTAGCCTTAGAATTTTCTTCGGTGTCCTTGTCAACGGTAGCTGCACTCTGTTCATTATTGGGTTCATCGTCTTTCCAAACATCCTCACGGTCTTTGTTTTTGTAAGGTTTTGGACTTCCTAATGATTCAGACTTAGTCTCAACAGGTGTTGATTCTTTGCCTTCCTCAATAACTTCAGTTTGCTTTTCTTCTTCGTTCATGAATAACTCCTTTAAGTTACGAGGGCTGCGAACGGTAACAGGTAGCTCTTATTTTGTCGTAAAAAATAAGGGGGCTAGGTTATCCTAGGTAGCCCTTTTTAAACACTAGAGAAATTCTAGTGCTTTCCTACGTTAGTAGAAACTTGTTATCTTCCTTTTGTAGCTAGTGAGCCATATTTCTTTTCGGCTGCACTTAATTTTTGTGCTACAGATTTATTAACTAATCCACTTCTAGTTCCACTACCACTAGAGGAAGAAGATTTATTACCTCCACCACTAGATGATGATTTAGAACTAGTACTGGATGATTTTGTTGGATAATTTCTTCCCGGAGGTCCACTAGCACCTACTGTGCCGGGTTTAGGTGTAGATGATGGTTTAGGTGTAGTTGTAGGATAATTTCTACCCGGAGGTCCTGATGCTCCCGGTGTAGATGGTGGTTTAGGAGTAGGAGTTGGAGCAGGTGGAGGTGCAGTATCTCCTCCTCCTCTTTCTTTTTCTCTTTTCTTTAACAACTCATCTATTTCATCTAATAATTTTTGTCTCTCTTCTTCTTGTGTTTGCTGTAATTCTTCTTGTGTATCTTTTAATTCTCCTAATTCCCCTTGTGTCTTTTCTAATTCTTCTAAAGTTCTAAGATAATCTTGTTTAAATCTATCACTATAAAAATCATTACCAAAGAAACCTTTCTTATCTAAATCTATTTCTTCACCTGTCTGGAAAGCAATTAAAGCTGCTGCTGCCCCTTTTGTTTTTCCTTGTAATGCATTTTCAATAACATTTCTTGTATTATCATTAGACATTCCTACAGCCATATCTGCAACAAATTCGTCAACAGCATTTCTATCTAGTTTGCCAAGCTGTTCTAATATTTCTCTATTGCCTCTTAGTAAGTCTGCTACTTTAGGTGCATTTTCTACATAACTATTAAATTTATCTTGATTGACATTAAATGCATAAATTCCTTTAGCATCTTCTATTTGCTCTGGACCACCTTCTATTATTCCTGCATAACGTAATTTATTAAGAGTATTTTTAATAATATCTTTTTCAGCAAATTTTAAAGCACCACCTAATAAAGAAGGTAAACCATATCCACCTTTTTCATCTATCTGGTCAAAATTAACTGTCAACGCTCCTTTGTCAGTTAAATTTAAAACACCCATAGAATCATAATAACTGTATTGTTCTGTGCCGGGTGTAAATATACTTGCTATTCTATCGGCTGTTTGCATTGGGTCTTGACCCGGACCAAAACGCTCCATCATTTCACGTTGTTGTCTTTGAGCAAAACTTTCACCTTTATCTCTCTGTTCTACAATTGGTGTTGCAGGCTGAGTAACTTCTGTAGTCGGCTGTTCAACAGCAGGTGTTTCAGGTACTGTTACATCAGTAGGTAAAGATACTTTTTTAGGTTGAGGTGGTATAAACATTTTATAACCTTTAACAGGTTCATATTGTTCTGACCAATCTTGAGTATCTTCATTATAATTAAGTTTTATTCTTCCTTGATTATAAATACCATAATCCTGTTTCTCTACTTCTTGAGATAACGCTTCTGCTGTTTTTGTATCTGCCATTTTATTTACTGTTCACCTGTTCCTTCAGGGCTAAGATTTGGCGAAGAGAATTGAGCTTCCCCTGCAGTCGGAACACTTCCAACTCCAATGTTGCCACCTCCAACGCCCGTTGCGTCAAGCGGATTTGCTCCTGTAGGTACTCCTCCAGCACTTCCCATGCCGGGGACTCCACCAACATTCCCAGTCGGTTGATTTTCATTTTGTCCTCCCATCATTTTCATATACAATGCTGCTTTCTCTGGGTCATTAATAACTTGTTCAGGGTCAATATCCATCGACTTAGCAATTTCTTTCAATATAGTATGAAACTTAACGAAAGGTGCTAATGCGGGATTAGATGCTACCTGCATAAATGTCATTAATCTTTGTGACCTTACTTCTTTCTGCATTAATGATGATGTGCCTCTTGCTTTAATAACTAAATCTCCTCTAATCTTTTTTGCATCTTTATTAAATTGCATATTCCAAGAAAATAAAGATTCACCTAGAGGTCTTAGTAGATAATCATCAATATTTTTTATAACTGTTTTAATATTTAAAGCTGCAGCCCCTAATAACATCGACATACCTGCTGCAGTTCTAGTTGTTGATTGTATTCCTGTCTGACCGTGTGAGTAAGAAGGGATACCTGTTGATTCATCAGCTAGCTGTCTAAACTTATCAAACATCATAAGATTTTCATTTGCAGTATTAGGGAATTTTAAACCATGAATAGCTTGACCTGTTTGACCGCTTTGTCTTCTAAATATTTTTCCGGGATATACTGACATATCTTGTCCGGGTACTAACATTGTTTCATCAACGTCAAAGACTAAGTTACCTGCTAAAGCTAAGTTATCAATTGCCATACGAGCATGACCATTCATAATCTGCTGAGAGTCTTCCATGTTTTCTGGAATACCTACACCAAAGAATTGATAAGGATTAATTTCATACGGACAAACCATGTAAGGTAATCTTGATGGTGTAAATGGATTTAATACTAAACGTAGAACATGACCATTACATACCCACGCATTAATATCCACTTCATTTAAAACATCAATTTCATCAGGGTTGATATCTAAACCTGCTTCTTCAGCAAGCTTAGCATCCATTTTCCCCCAGTACTCAAATACTTCAAATCTATCTTGTTCATAGTCTGCTTGATTCTCTCTATCATACAAAGCTGTTTCATAACTACGTGCTTGGTAGTTTGAACCATCTTTAATACAATTTCTAATAGCACTTTCTCTGAAGAAAGGTCTATTAAGTAAATCACGCATATCAGAAGCTGTTAACTTATGTCGTTGAATAACATAGTTACAGTCTTCGATAGATGTTGCATTAGGGTCTTGATAAAAATCCCAACAACTAACTGCTTCAATTTTAGGAGTTAATTTTGTTTTAGGATTATAAAATAACTCATCTGTATCTTCTTCTTTATCCCAACTATGCAATTTCTTTTCATAGTTAAATGGACCTTTTAAAATTCCTGTACCTAACAAAGTCATTTCAAAAATGATATGTCGTAGTACAGTAGAAGCTAAGGATTCATCTAATTGGTCAT